CAACTAAACAGTCCATTGATTCTAGTTTACCGGTGTATCTAAAGAAACCATTATCAGACATCCAGTACGCAGCACCATCAACTTCTACTGCTGCATTCTTACCTATTAAACCACAGTTAGTACCTACTTGTTCAAATGCAAATGTAAAAGGAGTTCCTACAAAACGCATAGTAAATAAAGCTGTGTCACTCCAAACATACAATGCATTTCTACCAAGTTTAGCACCCATGATCCGTGATCCGGCGGCCAGTCTTTGTGTACCGGCACTATTTTCTGCTGTAGGTGTGTAGTCATTAATATTTTCTTGAGATGAAAATCTTATAAACATATCATCTTGTGTAGATTTATCACCAATCGTTGTTTCAGTTCCAAAAAATACTAAGTGTCTGTCTGGAGTTGATACTAACATATCTCTAGATGCAGTCGGTGCACCAGATATAATAGTTGCTCTTGTTGTTACTGCATTAGTTAAATCTGAATTCCATTCAAAACACTCACCATTAAATATTAAAGCAATAGCGGTGCTACCTAGGTTGTCTAGTGACCACATACCTGGTTCTGCAACTTTGTCCGTGGACGTTGCTGCTTGGCCCCATCCAGAAAAACCACTGTGATTTGTAACTGTTGCACTTGTGCTGTGCGCAGCTCTAGTTGTTCCTCTAACAGCTCTAGTAATTCCTGTAAAACTTGTAGATGTAATTCCTGTGTAAGATATTTCTTCTGTACCAACTTGTATAATATTTGTACCAGAACTTGGAAAACCCGTGGTGCTTGCTACATTAATTGTAGTTCCTGATCCACCAGTTCCAAAAGCATTATCTCCTAATGATCCATTTAATGTAGTTGTTTGTGGGTTTGTAGTAGTACCTCCCCATTGAGAAATACCATAACCAAAAACTCCAACCTGATCAGGTGGACCTACATGAAAATATTGAAAATAAGTTATGCCTCCAGAAGTAGTTGCTCCTGCTCCTGTTTCATTACTGGGCATTGTAATAGTAATACTTGTTCCAGAAGGTACACTTGTTACCATAAATTTTTTATCACAAAAATCTGCAGCTCCAAAATTAGAACCTGTAATTGCAGTAAACGTAGTAGTGTCTCCAAACAATATAATATCTCCAGTTTCAAAATTGTGTGCAGATGAAAATGTAATAGTAACTTCTGGTTGTCCATTACTCGTGCTGAATGCATTTGTAAGTGCTGTGCCTAATGGATTAGTTAATGGGTGTATATCATAATACACGCCCCCTGTGTAAGCATATAAAATTCTATTAGTTCCAATTAAAGAATATTTAATACCTTCTTTATTAACCATGTGATGCAAACCTCTAGCTGCACCTGTTAGTTTACTGTCACCTAATTGAGACCAACCACCTATTTTTTCAGGTGTACCGTACCTAAAACGTACGTTTGTTCCCTCAGTCCATTGTGACTCAGCTCCGGTAGACGTAACTTGTTTGTTGAATCCTGGTAAAAATCCTAATTTTTGTAGCATATAAAAACCTGTTTATCAGGTAATATAACAGATTATTTGTTATTTCAACAGATTAAAAAAGCTCTTCCATTGTCTTATCACATACGATTTCCATGTTTATAGATATTCTTAGTTCTTCAGATTCTACATTTATAGGGTTATGCCACATCCAACCAGGAAAAATTAATAACTGATTAGTTTTAGGTTTGTGAGTTAATATTTGACCTAGTCTATTTTTAAACTGTATTTCACCACCTTGCATTTTTTCAGGTATATGTAAATAATATACAGCGTTAATTCTTGAAGTATATATATGACTATGCCAATTAACTGAAGGTGTAAAATCTTTATTTGAAGCAACAGCCCAACAAATTTTTTTGTTTAAATCTTGTAATTTAAAATTACCTAATTTATTTTTAGCTGTGTCTACAAGTTTATCATAAAGACTAGTAGTAAATTTACTTTTTTTTAAAGGATAATTGTTGTCCCAATTAGCTCTTTTAATTTGATTAATTACAGATGTCTTTAATCGTTTTTGTTGACCCTTAGAAAAAGGATAAAAATTGTCGATTGTTATTATTTTGAAGTTGACATACATTGTGGAATTTTTTTCTCCGCTCTTCTATAGGTGTTTGGTAAACCTAGATGTGGTCTTTCATCTAAAGCATTTTCTTCAGAACCTTTTGTTGCTTTATTATTGTAATGTAAAAACACTTGAGCACAATATTGACCCATAAAAGGATCTCGCCAATGCTCTAATAAATCTCCTCTATAAACTAACATATCTCCTGGTTCTAAATTAACTTCAATTCCTTTTGAATTAGAAGGTGTGTAAACCCCTGTTGTTTTGTTGTAAGTTCCTTCTTCTGGTTTAGGATTAATAAAAATAGGCCACTCTATATCTCCACCTAAATTAAGGGTGGTAGATATCTCGCAACTAAACCTGTCTTTGTGTCTTCTTAATTCATCTTTAAATTTATATATTCTAGTGTAAGCATAATTTTCAAACAATTTTAAATTTGTTGTTAATTCCATTTTAGGTTTTAATTTTTGTAACATTGTTTCCATAGCCACATCGCCGTAGTAAGCATAGGTTCCTGGAACCTGTGGGTCATCCCAATTTCCCCAATCTTGAGTAAAAGGAGGTATATGATTTGTATCTAAAAAAGTCCTTGCAACTCTTCTTTTTAAAAGAATATAATTTTTTAAAAAATCTGCCATGTCTTTGCTAATAGCATTTTTAATTATTGTAAATTTATCTTTTTTCCAATTCATTTTATTTTTTTACTGCGTCAGTAATTATTTTTCTAACGGCTTGTAGGTTAAAATGTATAAATCTAAAATCATCTACTCCATCATCTACAGTAAAACCATGGTTAATGTATGCAGGAAAAAATATCATAGTTCCTGGTTTAGGTCTATAATGTATAAGTGGTGTTGCTAATGACATTTCTTTAGAAGATTTAAGAGGTAAATCATTCATAGTTTTTGCAATTCTTGGGTCGTTAAAATAAGGTACTGAAGTTTTATCACTACACTTTAAAAAATAAAAACCTGATATATGATTATCATAATGAATGTGACTTATATGATGACCACCACTTTGTTTAGAAAATTCTTGTACCCATAATTCAGTCCAAAACAAACTATAGTTTGATAAATCATATCCCATATTTTCTAAAATATTATGTGAAGTTGCCCCTATATAACTTTGAAATTCTTTTAGTAAAGGATCATTAACCATTGAACTAGAATGATGAGACATGTTTAAATCTCCTATTTTTTTCTTATATTTTTTTTCTCTTTGTTTTATTGCTGGTTGATTTCTTTTTTGTGCATCTTTAATATATTTATTGCAAACTTTATTTACACTGTTAATCCATTCCGGTATTTCTACATGATAAATCGGCGTGTGAAAATAATGTGAAGTTTCAAGATTATCTTTTTTTGACATATTATTTAAAAGGATATCCTAAGTTCCATAATACTAGAGAATATCTTATTCCTTTTGTTACTGGTTTAACTCTGTGCCATAGATGAGATGGAAATACTAATATACTTCCTCTAGGTTTTACTTCTTTAAGAGTAATTTTATGATTAGGTTTATTTGTTGTTCTTGGTTGCAATTCAAAATCACCACCTTTATAATCTTTAGGATCTGATAATTGAACAGTTGCTGAAAGTTTTCTAATTTTACCGTTAAAGTTTTCGTTTATATTTTGATAAGGTGTGTCTGATGGATCACAATGCCAATCATAAAACTGATTTAATTTATATTTTGTAAATTGAATAGACTCACACCAATCAGTTTGAAAATTCCAATCAGCATTTTTGTTTGCCATATTTATATATGGTACGATTCTATCATAGATCCATCTATCATTTAACCAAACAACATTTGAATCTCTTTGTTTTCTTAAATCATTTTTATCTTGTTTAGAAAGTCTTTTCTTTTTTCCAAATTTTCCAGTTATGGCTATTTTTTCTTTTTGTGTATTAGCATGTTTAATTATTTGATCACAAAAATCATTATCTAAAACACCTTGAAAATACCAATATATATTTTTTAAATTCATATTAAATCTATTGCTATTGAATACCTTTCAATTTTTTTAGGGGAATAAGGTTGTGAGTGTGTTTTATTTGCATCAAATATAAGTAACGAATTTTGTGGACATTTTGTAGATGTAATTTTGTCATAGCTGTATTTCTCATTTCTAAATATAGTTCCCAAACTATCAGGATTTTTTAAAAAGTAAACAGCGGAAAGTATAGAGGCTGGATGATTGTGCCAATTAATAATATCTCCTTCTGAATAATTAGCCCAAGAATATTGTATGGTCATATCTTTAAAATATTTTTGTAAAATTTTGTTATAAAAATATTTTGTTTCAGAGTGAGTATGTAAATTCATAGGTGTTTGTAAACCAGGAACTTTATCATTCCAATATTTAACTTTTGTTTTTACAAACTTTAAAATTTTNTTACGTTCTTTTTCCGTTAATATATTTTTGTATAACTTCATACTTTAAATCTTATGTTTCCAGAAATAGTTATTCTAGGTTTATTAACTTTATAAAATGGATATACCGTGTGATTTAATTCAGCTGGAAAGATTAAAGCAGATTGTTCCCACGTTTTATCTACATCAAAAATTTTTTCTGTTATTCTTCCAGTTGGAGTAATTTCTAAAAAAGTTAATCGACCAGCTTTGTTTCCATTACTGTATTTACCTGGTGAAACTTTATCTTGATCTTTTATTAAAAAAGGAATTTGCATAAAAATTATAAAAGAAAAAACTCCTGAATGATTATGGATTGGATTAAACTCATGTTTTCTTTGATGATTAATCCATAAATTACTTAATGTAAGAGGACGGTGTTCTGTAAAAGCTTTGTGCGTTCTGTTCATGTTATCAACAAGAGGTTCATATTTAAAAATAACATCTAATAAATATTTTTCTAAAAGATAACCATATTCATTTACGTAATATTCTTCTTTCATATTTCCAGCTAATGTATCATTAGCTTTAACTTTTTTAATATTAGTAATTTTTTTTAATTCTTTAAAAATATTATTTGGAATTTTTTCTATTTTAAGTAGTAAACTCATAAATTTAAAACTAAACCTATTCTGTTATCATCTATTTTATGTGTAGGAACTTCATGAAATAACCACGAAGGCCACAAAAGAAGATCACCAACTTTAGGTTCATAGGTCACGGTTCCCCATGTGTCAGGTTTTCTTCCATCAGCTACTGGCCATCCAACGTATTCTCTTACATGCAAAGGATCATTAAAATAAATATTAGCAGATCCTTTAGGAACTTTTAAATATAATATACCAGAAAGTTGATAACGATGTATGTGTCGTTCTTGATAAGAACCTTTGTTTAATTCTGTAGTAAAAAAGAATGGATCAAATTTTTTTGATATCTCGTTATAATCAAAACCTAATTCTGTTATAAATGTATCTGCAACACTTTTAAGATATTTTACAAACTGTTTGTATTCGGGTCGAGTAGCTAAATTATGTTCAGTGTCATAAGTTGTACGACCTTTATAAAATCTTTCTTTATTAATATTTTTGTTGTTTAAATATTTTAACGATGGCTTTAATAATTTTTGAGACCATTCAGGACAGGATTTTGACATGATAGGAACTGAAAACCATCTTTCTATTTTGTAATTGTTTGTTTCCATTTGTAATTCTTTCAACTTTAGAGTATATTGTTTTAAAAATTTGTCAATACAGAATGAAAAATTATAACATATTAAACAATGTCATAAGCAAGAAAGACATAGATAAATTTACTCACTTACTTTTAGATAGAGATTTTCCTTGGTTTTTTGAACACGCAACAAATCGTTTTAATGATTTTAATTTTGATAATATTTTTGAACATGTTTCTTTTGAACATTGGTTTGTTATGGATAGTATACCTAATTCAAAATACATGGGTCAGTTTACATATATTATTAAACAACTACCAATTGAACACGATAAAATATTAAGAGCCAAAGTCAATCTTTTGCCAAAAATTGAACACAAAGAAAATCAACATAATACCCCACACGTTGATCTTATAGACAGAAAAGATATTAAGTATAAAGCTTGTATTCTTTATTTAAACGATTCTGATGGTGACACATTTTTATTTAACGATAAAAAAATAATTAAAAAAGTAAAACCTAAGTCTGGTAAAGCTTTAATTATGGATGGTAATTTAGTACACGCAAGTTCTCACCCCGTTAAAAATAAATTTAGAATAGTATTAAATATAGATTATCTTAGTTAAGCGTAAGAGTTCCAGAAACTGTAAATTTAGCAACTGTTTGACCACAAACTGTAGACACTGTGTTTGTTCCAGGAGATACACTCATAGGATGTCCTGCAGGAGATCTAACAACTACAATACCAGGACCGCCGTTACCAGCACCTGGTCCGGCACCACCGCCGCCACCTTGATTAGTTCCACCCGCTGAAGGTGTAGGATATGATCCAGGAGGGCCTGCTCCACGACCTCCTCCGCCAGAGCCACCGGCTCCGCCGCCACCACCACCGTGGTCTGATCCAGCGCCACCGCCACCAGCATAAGCTGAACACGCAACACCTGTAATTAAATTTATTACTCCATCTCCACCAACTCCACCAGTAGTTCCACTATTATTTCCTCCAGTAGCACCAGCTCCGCCGCCACCGCCACCGCCAGTGTTTCCAATAGGTCCACCTGATCCACCAGGATTTCCTTCTGGTGGTGAATAACCTCCGTGATTACCAGCTCCGCCTGGTCTTTTAGCTTGAATAGGTCCAATGTATCCACCGCCACCTGATCCTCCAGGTCCACCTCTATTACCATTGTTTGAGTTCCATGGACTACCACAACTAGCACTAAGTGCATAACCGCCACCTGTTGTAGCAATAGCTGCTGGGTTTCCCTGAGCTAAAATAGATGTAGTTCCATTTCCAGGTCCATCAATTCCAGGAGATGGACTAGTATAAGGTCCATTGTATGCTCCACCAGCACCAATTGTAATAGTATAATCTGATCCTGAATCTACAGTAAGTGCGTCTCCTTGTAAAGGTGAGGGTCCAAAACCAGAAGCTCTATAACCTCCAGCGCCACCACCACCAAAACCTTGACCACCGCCTGCGCCACCGGCTACGACTAAATAATTTAATGTTACTGCTGAAATCACTGTGCCATCTGGCCATGCTCCTTCAGATTGTGCAGATCCAGCTTGAACCATTGGCCAAACTCCTCTTGCATTGTTTAATTCTTTTACTACGACTATGCCTGAGCCACCTGCTCCAGCTTGAGAAATACTTGTTCCAGCAGGTCCACCAGCGCCACCACCAGTATTAACAGTTCCTGCATTTCCTGCTCCTGTTTGTACTCCAGCTCCGCCGCCTCCGGGTCCACCAGCACCACCAGGTCCGTAAGAAGGACTTCGTCCTCCACCGCCACCGCCGCCACCGTAAACACCAGAACTTGGTAAAGATGCACCAGGGTATTCTGGAGCAACATTACTTCCGTTACCACCAGCTCCACCAGTATCAGGGCCTGAAGCGTCTGCTCCTGCAGATCCAGCTCCGCCACCACCGCCACCAGCAATAATAGGACCAGGAGTATCTCCTCCGTCATTTCCTTGACCAGGAGTTCCAGATCCACCTTGTCCGCCTGTTGGACCACTACCACCACCAGATGCTCCGTCTGCACCAATTTTATATGATGGGTCACCGGCTCCGCCACCGCCACCACCTGATGCGACGACTCCAGAACCAAAACTTGAATTTTGTCCGTTTGTACCTTTGGTTACTGTGTTACCAGAACTTGCTCCACCAGCACCTACAGTAATATTAGCAGTGCTTGTAGTTGGAACATTGTCTTGTGTAACAACACCTCCAGCTCCACCGCCACCACCAATGTCATATCCAGCTCCACCACCACCTGCAACAACAGTTGTTTTTACAAGTCGAGTTCCAGATCCAAGTGGGTAAGTAGAATTAGTAGAAGTTACAGATGAATGTTTATTTTTACCAAAAGAAGCACAATTGGCTACGCCAATCATTCCTCCTTCAGCTGGACTAATATGTGGTGTTTTGTTTATACCAGCCACGGGTTATCCCCCCGTCGCATCCCAAGCTAACGTGCTAGGATTCCATTCATGTTCTACACCGTTGTGAGTTCCTATCCATTTTTGATTAGCCTCACTCCATTCAATAAAATATTTAATGTCTTCATTTCCATCACCTTCTCCTTTATCAATAACTTTAGATAAAATTGTTGGATAAGCAATAGGAGCATCCCAATCATGAGTAGTAGTATTGTAAGTCCATGAATTATAGGGTTGTGTAAAATGAAATACATTGTGAGTTTCATTGTATCTCATTCCCATTCCAGCGTATCTATGTCTAAAATGTGCATTGTAAGAAGTTTGTTTCCAATGTTGACCTCCTATATTTTCTTTACACCAAAGTTCACCTTCTGGATCCATATCATTATTTCCTAATATTGATCCACCTGCAGGAATATCATTTCCTACAACGATAACTCTTTTTACAATGTAATGAGTTTCTGATGTGAAACCTGTTGGATCTGTTATGTGTTTTAATTCAGCGAAATGTGCCATAATTTAAACCTCCTAAGCGTCGTCTATAACTTCATAAGATAAGAATAAATCTAAATCAGAAGCAGCACTAGCTCCACCCTTTAATATATCACCTTCCATAAGATAGATAGGTGTGTCTACAACAACTAAAGTTGAATCTGCAGGCACTGAAACTGTTTTTGCTAAATAAACTGTAGCGTCTGCACCAGTTCCGGCAAATCCTGTTGCTCCAGCAGTTGTTAAACCATCTACAAATAAATCAAAAGTTGCAGCATTTGTTCCATCAACATTTGCTACTGTAATTCTATTAATTTTTACAATTTTGTCTGCAGCAACTGTTGCTAAAGTATCTGTTGCTGTTGCAGATAAATTGAAACCTAAGTTTCCACCTAAGATACTTGTTACTGATACTATATTTGGGTTTGCCATAATTTATTTCCTTTTACTTTTTATCCGAAAACTATTGCCATTGCAATAGCTTTTCCTGTTGTTATACCAAAACTTGATGTTGATGTAAACCCTAAAGTTCCAGCTCCATCTGTTGTTACTAAAGCTTGAGAAGCAGAGCCTACAGCTGCTGGTAGTGTTAATGTATAAGAAGCACTAACTGTTGCAGGAGCGTCTATACCTACAAATTCTCCACCTGCTGCATCTTGAAATTTTATTGGGTTATTATTAGCTAAAGTTATTTCTGATGAAGTAGCCATAGCATCTACAATATCAGGATTTGTTCCATCATTAGCTGTTGCATAAATAATTTTAGTTCCTTTATCTGTAGCTGACCATGTTACTGTATCTCCAGAACCACTAGCGTATTTAAATTGAACTGTATAAGCACCAGAAGTTGAGTTTTTAATAATGTAAAAAGTTTGAACATCTAAAGGTATTGTTACTACTCTAGCTCCAGAAATAGATCCTGTAAGTTCAATGACTCTGTGTGAAAGAGTTGCTCCTGTTGATCCATCTGAAACTGTAAGAGCTGTTGGTGTTCCAGAATCTCCAACTGCTTGAGTTGTAAATCCACCAGCAATTTGTTCTACGATGTTTAAATTAGTATTAGTTTTTGTTCCCCATGTACCAGCGTTTTCGCCGGTTGCCATTAGTTCTACACCGAGAGCTGTATAAGTTGATGCCATAATTTTGTTCTCCTAATTAGTATCTTTTTTTATTTGTTTTTATTCTTAATGTCAATAACATATTAAATTAATTTCCTAGTGTAACACGAGTATAATTACCACTTTGATCACATGTTATTCGTTCATATGCTATAGGTGCTACTCCAATGGGAGACACACTAGCAGTTGCAGAAACTCCTGTCAATCCCATAACTGTTGGAGGTGTTAAAGAACCTGGTGTTGCAGTTGCAGAAACTCCTGTTAATCCCATAACTTGATCAGAAGGATCAAGAGTTCCTATTGAAGAAGTCATAGAAAGACCAGTTACATTTATGGTAGGGTTTGCACTAATAGTAATATTTCCTACATTAGATTCAATTTCTAAACCAGTTAATCCCATAACATCTGCTGGTAATAAAGCACCTACAGATGAAGTAGAACTTAACCCTGTTAAACCTACGTCGATATTAAAGTTTATAGTTACAGATCCAACTGTTGATGATGCATCTTGACCTGTTGGAATCAATGTTAAATCAGATTTTGCTGTAGGACTGCCAACACTCGATGTTGCAGAAACTCCAGTTAATCCCATTACACTTTCAACTTGTAAAAAATATTCACCACCCCAACCCGTAGTTGCAGAACCCCAAGTTTGTTTGCCCCAACTTACGTCTTCTCCACTATTAGATTGCATTTCAAAACCACTAGGTTCAATAAGAACTGTTAAACCAGATTGACCGTAGTTTTCAACACCCCAACCATCTTGTCCCCAACCTGCATTTATTTCTGTATCAATTACAGGTGATCCTATTGTAGTAGTAGAAGAAACACCAGTAAGTGTAAAAACTACATCATTTAATTCTCCCCATTCACCACTACTCCATGCTTGTGCACCCCAACCTAAAACAAATGCATCTTCAATTCCCCAAAGATTTGCACTCCAATTTCCTGCTCCCCAAAAATCAGAGTCAGGTGTGTTTGCTTGTCCACCCATTCCTGAGTGTTGTGTACAATAATAATAAAGAGTTGGTGCACTAGCCGCTACTTGAATTTGTGTATAGGCCCCAGATGATCCTGGAGTTCCATTTGTAGTTACACCGGTAGTATATTCACTTCCACCTGAGTGTGTACCGTTACTTGTTGTTGAGAATCTTAAAGGGTGGTTGCTGTTAGAACTATCTGATTGATCAAATTTAAAAGTTGCACCTTCGACTAATTCTAAAGTAGCTTGTTGTACTCCATCAATAAGATATTTATTTCCTGAGTCAGTTGATTGAACTGTTACTGTAAATGTTCGGGTAACCGACATAAGGATTACCTCCCTATGCTATACGAAGGATTGCGTTAGATGCGTCTGCTGCTGGGAATTGAATTGTAAAAGTTCCACTAGTTACAGTTTTGTCTGAACCAAATGCAATTGCACAAACTGCAGGATCACCTGATGCTGTGTCATTGAAAATCAAACAACCGTTTGCTGTAAATGAAGCTGATGTAAAAGATACATTTG